AGCAGCAGCAACATTGCTTACGCCCTCTTGGCGGCGCTACCGGCTTATGGCGAGGTAGAAAGTTTGAGCCAAGTTTGACGGAATGTTCACCAAAAACCCAAGTTTCGTCGGATCGTCAATCAGGAAGGACATCGCGCATTTTCCGCCCACGACCGCAGTGCTCGGCGGAGCCGACAGAAAGGTGCCCGCTTCCAGCACCCGGTTCTTCATGTCGAACCGCACGAACCGCTGTGTTCCGTTCACACACAGATGCAAAAACCGGCCACCCATTGTAACGGGGTCTTGGGCGCCGCTTGTGCCAGTCGTGAAAGTCTGCGCCTTGCCGCCATACCAAATATCCGGCTGCCAAACGCCAGTTGCAGCGCCCGCAATGTCCAGAATATCAATCGCTTGGCTGTTGTTACCGCGAACACGGTAGATATGAGAATGCCGCGTTGCCTTCTGGCCCTCCGGCACGATTCCAAAATTGCCAGCGACCACAACGCCGGCGCCGCTCGCCGCAGCCGGTGCGGCAAAGGTGGAGGTATCCCAAGTACCCGCCGCGATGTTGTGCGTATAGACGAAAGCGGAGCCGGTGAAGAGCAGGATTTTATCGTCGTCGTACTCGACAACAAACTTCGCGCTTGACGAAGGCGTGACTGTCCAAGCGGGCACCGTGAACACGCCGGTGGCGCCGCTGGTGTGGGAAGTGATCCTGCGCCGCTGGCCTGCCGCAGTGACGTTGACGGTATCTTCCACAATCCTGATCTGGAAATTCCGGTATTCGTCGGCCAAAAGACCGGCAGGCATACCGCTGCCTGTAATGCTGGTTGAACTCGCCGCCGTGGCCTGGATACAGTTTTCGCCATTAGCTGTCGCGCCGCCATTGACAAAGCCTGAACCCGGCACCCGATTATGCGGCACATAATCTTCGCTCATGTGGAAAAGCGCGGAATCGGTCGCGACCGCAAGATTGGTGACGCCAAGGTTGCCGCTTACCGTATTGGTCGCAGGATCATAGTATTTCCACTGTCCTGCCGTCGCAGTGCCGGGGTTGAGCATATACACCCGGCCTGACCGGATTTCGTAAGAAGACCCAACAACCGGCGTGAAGCTAAGCGGCGCGGACAACTCCACAATCGGCTGGACGCCGCCCGTGTTGCCAATGATCTTGCGCGTTTCTACCTTACCGCTGCCACCTGAACCATTGTCAATGATGCGGATGGTGTAGCCTTGCATATCGCCGCGATTGGCTAGTGCGTTTGCCGCGGCGACAATGCCGATGGTCAGCGTGCCCGATGTCGCGCCCGCGTTCGGGCAGGCGAAAGTGTAGGTTGTGCCTGTCGGCACCGATACAAGCGTCACCATCCCCAATGGGATCGCCGCCAAATCAGAAGACACCGCAACCACCACCTGCTGCCCGATTGCGAAGCCATGCGCCGCAGCCGTGGTGACAGTGGCGACGGCGCCGCTGCGCGTCCAGGTCGCGGTTGAATATGGGACATTATTGAAAAGCCCATCGAGCGGAACCAATGAAGCTGTCGCGCCTGACAGAATTTTGGACCGTGGGCCGTGCGACGCCGCGAAAACGGCGGCTGATCCCGCGCCTAACGTCCCTGCCAAGCCGGGCGACGTCAACGGAACAAAATCATTGGTCACAGCGTCCAGCCGATCCAGCTGACTCGCGCCCCGCAACATGAAAATGCTTTTCATGCGGTCTTCGTCTGTGTTGGACAGATCGTAAGCCAAAGATACGCCGGCAGACGCGCTGCCAATCGCGGGCGCCCCAGGACGCCACGCCGGTTGATCCATGACGCTTTTGAAATCCAGTATCGTTGTCATTCTACCACCTCATAACCTTCAAGGGTTGCCAAAACGATGGGAAGCGATCCGTCATCTGGGTAAAATATGAATTCCCATGGATGCACGTCCCGCGTTTCGCCTGGTTGGGCGTAAATCAGGGCGCGGCCTGTGTTTTGCGGCATGATGGTGCCGGTCTGGCCTTCGGGCGATTTATACTTCATGTGACCCTCGCGCGCACAGTCAAAGCCCAAGCGGTCATCATATTATCCAGCACCAGGCTGTTCGCCGCCACGCCACCCACCTGGGTGATGTTTGTCACACTCTGAACAGTCCCGAGCGTGCCAGATGAGATGTTTATCGGGCCGGCGTTCACATTCGACGGAATATAAACCCGCATGGCGCCCACCGATGGATCGAAGGACATCGGTCTTGCGATCTCCTTCAGCGCAGCGATCAGCGCCGCGCTTTCCGCCGCGCCGAGCGCGATCACCTGACGGTGCTTGCCATCCGGTTGCTTAAGCGTTTCAACAACTTCCCCAATGCCGGGAAGGGTTACATTATCACCCATGTCTCAGCCTCAATTCTGAATGCGAAGTGTTGAAGCGTTCAAGGTGAACGTCGCGCCGGTTGCGGTGACGTCACTGCCAAAGTCGTTGACCGCAATCAATTCATCCACAGAAGCAGCGCCGCCGCGCGACTTGTAATAAACCGCCTTTCGCGCGGTGAACGTAGCGCCAGCCCATGAAACCAGCCCAAGCGAGACATCAAGCCTGTCGTTGGTTGTGTCTTTGGTGATCGTAATTGCCGCAGTCACACCGCCCGCCGTGTAGCCGGTGCCGGTAATCTCGTTTGTCACGTCGCTGCGCTTCGTGTGTGTGTCTTTGTTCTCGGCATAGCTGGAAGTCACCAGCATTACGCGAATGGTATCCGTATCAAGGTCAATGGCGCCGCGCGCCAAGTCCTCAAAGAACGAATTGAAGATCAAGCTCGCCATCTCATTTTCCTTTCCGGGAAAGCCATTCAGTCAGCTAGGTGGGTAGCGATCAGCGCAGCCCTTTGAATTGCAGCACGGCTCCGGCTGCAACGGCACCCAAAACCGCCATAGTCACAGCTTTAACCACCTGGCTCCACACCGTTTTTTTAGTGGAGCGCCATGCGTCCAGCAGATTCCGCAATTCTTTCATATCGTCGCCAGCGTTTTCATCATGCAAGCCGATAGATTCCAACGCCGCCCTTGCGCCTTTTTGGGCAGCGCGCGCCATCATTTCCTCGATAACTTCAGGGGACATGGCGCGGCGCTCTTGGTGCATAACAAATCCTCAATAGAAAAGGGCCGCGCGCTGCCACGCGGCCCGTCAAGTCATCAGGCAACCGGCATTTGTTCCGGCATACCGCGCACCATGAAGGCGGTCATCGGCGTGCCAGTGGCGTGCGTGCCGCTGAAATCAGGCGTCAGGCGCACATAACGGCGCCCGCCGATGTAGGAAATTTCCTGCACATCAGCCGCCGCCTTTGCGGCAACTAGCGAGCGAACAATCCCGCCAGCCGCCACAGTCGGACCAAGCACATCAGCCTGAGCAACAGCGTTCCAGGTGGAATTGTCGTTGCTGTGTTCAAGAATGAACTCGATCTTGTTCGTGCCGGTAAAGGTGATGCCACCGATGCCGATGTAAAGCAGCACCATCGCGGCGCGAAAGCCGAGCAGGTCAACGCTTACCGGCGTAATATCGGCAGTCGCAGTCTGCGGCGCGACAAGCAGCGCAGTCGAAAGGTTGTTGTGAAGATCGCGAATCATGGGAGCTTTCCTTTGCTTCCGAATGTGGGGAAAAAGGCGGGCATGGCGCCCGCCTCAGATTGATCAGGTGCCGAAGCGGACGAATTTCACCGCTTCGAAATTGATGGCGCCGCCGCCGACCCGCTTGCGGAACTTGAAGAACACATACGGGTATGCGGTGTACGGATCACGAAGCACCGACAGGCCAATCCGATCCACGATCAGGTAAGCCTCGCGGAAATCACCGAAGGCCATGGAAAGGCTATTCGCCCCCAGCGCCGGCATGTCTTCGGCTTCAACCACATTGAAGCCCAGAAGCGCGGAAGGCTGACCGGCAACCGCCGCAGGCTGCCAGATGAAATTGCCCTGGCCGTCTTTCAGCTTGCGCGCCTCGCGCAACACGGCGCGGGAAGTCATCCATTGCGCGTTGTTGCGGAAACCGGACTTCAGCGCGTAGACCACGTTCACCAGATCATCGACCGGGTTGGTATCGCCCGAGCGCGTGCGGAACGCGCCAGAAGCGCCCGTGTTGATGTGTTCGAACGTGCCCCAAGCGCGGGAAGCGTCAACCGTCGCGGCGGTCGGATAAGACACCAAGCCGCGAGGCTTGCTGACGCCATCGCCGTTCACGAAAGCCGCATTTTCGCCGCGCGCAATGCGGTCGGCGCTTTTGGCGGACAGCCAAGCTTCCAGATCAAGGCGCCCGTCTTCCAGCACCTTTTGCGTGGCAGAAACAACGGACACGGCTTCATGAACCTGAATAGCCCACTTGCCGAGCTGCGCTGTAGGATTTTCTGTCCGGGCGGTGGTTTCGCCCACCCAGGCAAAGCCGTTCTCGCCAAGGTCGTTCAAGCCTTCCACCGCGTCGGTGCCGATGGACATGACAGACGCGACCTGGCGCATTGGGCTGGTTTCATAAATGCGGGTCACAATGCGGCCCGTGGTGTCAGGCGTCACCAGATAGCCGCCGTCAGGATCAGACCCGACAGACAGCGCCTTGGCTTCAGCTTCACCTGGGCGAACCTTGCGCAGTGGGCCATTCATGCCGAACAATGCAGCTTTATAACCGCGCATATCGTCAACGGTGACCTGTTGGCCAACTTGACGCCCAAACTCAAACGCCGCCTTGGTTTCCACTTCGGAAGCCGCGCCGCCAAGCAAAGCCAGGCGGTTCGCCTTGGCTTCGATTTCGTCAGATCGCTTCACAGCGGCCTTGAGTTCATCGCCGAGCTTGTCGAGCGCGTCATTGATGCGACCGACTTTCTCGCTGGTCACGGCATCCGCCGCGCCTTTTTTCAGCTCGAGGATTTCATCATTCACGCTTGCCTTGAACGCGGCAAAGGCTTCGCCCTGCTTTTCAAGCAGGGACTTGATTTCCATATCCATTTTGATTGCCTTATGAGAGGGTTGCGATGTTCCGGCGGATCATTTCCGCCAGTTCAGCCGCGACCACCTCGTCACGAGGCGTCGTGTTCGGCACTTCAGCGTCACGCTGAAGCCATTTTTTGAGGATCGCGACAGCCCGCTTGGACTGTGCCGCCGAAAGCTGCCCTTCGTCACGAAGGGAGTCCTCAATCTCTCGAATTTCATCTACTGACAGCGATTTAACCGCCGTCACGCGCGCCGCGTCATTCATAGGGAACGACACCAGCGAAACTTCCAACAAGTCCAAGTCTTTCAGCAGCCGCGCACGTCGCCGGCCATCATAAGCATCAGACTTCACCCGGTATCCGATAGACAAGCCATCAAGCGCGCCAGCCTTTAGATCAATGTGCGCCTCGCGCCCGATGTTCTTTTCAGTC